AACGTCAAGGACGCCAACGACTATCTCAAGGAGGCTGGCGAGGAGGCGCTCAAGCTCGCACTCTCGCAGGCGAAGCCAGTCGAGCAGGCGAAGCAAGAGGCCATCGCAACCGAGCGCAACTGGCCGACGCTGTTCGAGCCAATCAGCGGGGCAGACATTCCCGCGCGGCGCTGGGTCTACGGGCACCACTACATACGCTCATACGTCAGCGTCGTGGCCTCCGCAGGGGGCTTGGGCAAGTCATCCATGCAAATGGTGGAGGCGTTCAGCATAGCAACGGGCAAACCGCTGCTCGGTGAACCCGTGCACGAGCCGTGCAACGTCTGGATCGTTAACCTCGAGGACCCGATGGAGGAGATGCAGCGCAGGGCGGCAGCCGTCATGCAGCACTACGACATCAAGCCAGAAGAGGTGCGCGGCAAAATCTTCCTAGACGCAGGGCGCGACCTCAAGATGATCTTCGCCAAGCAAACACGGGACGGGCTGGAGATCATCGAGGAGATCGTCGAATACATGATCAAGGTCATCAATGAGAACGACATCTCAGTCGTCTTCATCGACCCGTGGGTCGCCGCAATGGGCGGCATCAGCGAAAACGATAACATGGCGATGAACGCGGCGGTGGGAGCCGTGCGCGCAATCGCAGACGCAACGGATGCAGCAATCGTGCTCACTCACCACATTCGCAAGACGAACGGCGAGGAAGCTACGATCGACAGCGTGCGCGGCGCTGGCTCACTCATCGGGGCCGCGCGCGCTGCTCGTGTACTCAACCGCGTCACGCAGGAGGAAGCCATGAAGCTCGGCGTCAGCGAGAGCGAGAGCCTCGGCATCTTCCGCGTCGACGACGGCAAGAACAACCTGAGCCTGCCCGCAGCGAAGGCGCTCTACAGACGTATGCAGAGCGTGCCGCTGGCAAATGGTGAGTTCGTGGGCGTCGCCACGGAGTTTAAGTTGCCTGATCTCTTTGACGGTATCAGCGCCAAGCACGCCATGGACGTGCAGCGCCTCGTCGGGGCGGCGGAGGAGCGCGACGAGCCGATGAGAAAAAATGCCCAAGCGAAAAACTGGGTCGGTCAAGCGGTCGCCGTTGTGCTAGACTTAGACATGGACAAGAAACACGAGAAGGCGAAGGCAAAGGCAATCGTGGCGAAGTGGCTCGAGACAGGCGTCCTACGAGAAGCTGAGTGGAAGAGCGCACGCCAAGGCCGCGAAGTGCCAGTGATCGTCGTCGGCGAGTGGATCAAACGCGAGGAGGCAGGCTTATGAGTAAGCGAAATACGATAGCCGTTTGGTTTTCGTGCGGAGCCGCCAGTGCAGTAGCGGCGCACCTAACGATAAAAAAGTATGGCGGATTGTGTGACGTGCGCGTTATCAACAATCCCGTGGCCGAGGAGGACGAGGATAACAGACGCTTTTTGCACGACGTCGAGGATTGGATTGGCCAAGAGATCGAGATATGCACGAACGAAAAGTTTCCAAGCGCATCAGCAGTCGACGTGTGGTCTAAGCGCAGGTTTATGTCTGGCGTTGCTGGCGCGCCTTGCACACTCTTGTTAAAGAAGGAGGCGAGACAGCAATGGGAAGCGAAGAACCATGTCGACTTCCATGTGTTGGGCTTCACCTCGGAGGAAGAGCAGCGGCATGAGCGTTTCATACGCACTGAACGTGAGAATGTACTGCCAGTGCTCATTGACGCGCAGTATACAAAACTGCATTGCTATCAGCTTTTACGCGCTAACGGAATAAAACCGCCACGCATTTACGATATGGGCTATCCCAACGCAAACTGCATAGGATGCGTGAAGGCATCGTCTCCGACATATTGGAACCACGTCAGAAAGGTGCACCCTGAAGTGTTCGAGGAACGCGCCAGTCAATCACGAGAGCTTGGCGCAAAGTTAGTGCGCGTAAATAATCAGCGTATATTCTTGGATGAGTTGCGTCCAGACGCGGTGGGGCGGCCAATGAAGAACCTAGACTTCGAGTGCGGGCTATTCTGTGAAGAGTGGCGCGAAGATGACAACGACGTAATCGACCAAGGAGACTTTTTCGAATGAGCTACAGCGAAAACAGAGACGAGATCATGCGCGTCGTGTACTGCGAGAAGTGCGACGGGTACGAGGTCGAGTGGAACGGAGCCAACGCACGGGTGCCGTCGCTGAGCTGCGATCAGGATATCGCGGAGGCGATCAAAGCGTGCGCTGACGCCATCGAGGAAATAGCAGAGCTGGAGGAGCTGCTCGGGGCGTTGCTTTTGGGAGACGTGCACGCTCCTCAGTATCCTCACTAGTGGTGAGGAAAGGTGAGGAACGTGAGGAAAATAAGCCGTAAAACCATCCTCCTCACCTCTAGCGTATATAATACGCTAGTGAGGGGGAACGTGAGGGGCTTATTAAAGTAAGTGAGGAAGGTACTTGGTTATGAAGCAGAGAATTACAGTGGGGAAGGCAAAGGCGAGAGGACGTGATCCAGTAGGGCACATAAAGCCTGACGAGGATGCGCTGGTCATTAAGGCGGCAGTCTGGGGACAGCTCGAGCCGCTCCAGCGTGTGGCGAATGAAAAGATCAAGCGCTGGGGCGATTACCTGCCGAAGTGCGTGCCGCCTGAAATGGCTGGTCGCTTCGAGGCAGCCTACGAGGCGCTCGAGGCTGCGGTGCTCGATAATGACGTCGTCAAGACGCACGAGATTGCGGGGCAGCTCATGCGCGCGTGGGACGTCCTCGAGAAGACTGCGATCGCAGCGGGGCACGAGCCGCTCAAGGAGAGCGCGTGGTGCGTGCAGATGGAGGAGGGCGACGTGATCTGTATCGCGCTCCACGGGCACGCTGAGCTGCGGCAGAAGTTTCCGCATTGGACGGTCTACGGGATCGAGGACGCGTGCCGCATCCTGCGCGCAGACTGGACAGCGGCATTCTTGGACAAGGCTTACGACAGCTTCCCAAATGCGAAGCTCACGAAAGTCGTGTACAATGGCGAAGACAAGGAACCGATTAACTGGGACTTAGGAGGAGACGAAATTCCATGGTAGGCGAAGTCGGCATGGCAAAGATGGCAGCGCTCGACGCTGTCGGAGAGGAAGAGATACTCGAGCGCATTGCGCAGGGCGAGACAATGCAGATGCTGTGCAAGCAGTACGACATCGGCACGAAGCTCTGGTACAAGTGGCTCGACCGCGCCGAAGGGCGAAGAGATCGCTACAACGCAGCGCAAGCAGAGGCGGCGCACTTCTACGCGAACAGAGCGGTGCAGACGGCGCAAGCTGTCACGCCTGACATGGTCAACGTGGCGAGGCTGCAAGTGGATACGGATAAGTGGATCGCGTCCAAGCTCAACGTGCAGTACGACACGAGGCAGCGCGATGTCGCGGTGAACATCAGCGTGACAGACTTGCACGCGCAGGCTGCGCAGCTACTCAACAGCGTGGAGATGCGGGACGTGATCGACGTGGACGCGGAGGACGTGAGCGATGAGTAGGAGTGGCGATTTCACGCACTGGCGCAACACTGCGCACGCGGGCGCGCGCGTAACTGAACAAGCGTTCAATTGCAAGCACTTGACACTACATCTTGTGCCATTGCGCGAAACGCATAGCTCGATAACACGTTGCTTCGCGCAAACGCCTTATTTATATGACTTATGCAAGAAATGGAATTTAACATAATCGACATTATCGGAGTGACTTATGCGTCTCGCGCATATCTATGCCGAAAATCGCGTTTTGACCCCCCCCTTGAAACGGATCGGCCCCCGTCAAAATACGAGGACCTCCCCACGCACCCCCGTCAAAAAAATTTCGGAGAACCCACATGACCAACGATAACCCGTTTTTGAAGCTGATGTCGCGCTACCGCGATGACCCAGTTGCCTTTGCCCGCGAGGTCATCGGCATCGAGCCTGACGAGTGGCAGATTGAGCTGTTGGACGCTGTCGCCGCGCCTGCGGTACGGCGTGTTTCCGTTCGATCTGGCCACGGCGTCGGCAAGTCCACGGCGGTTGCCATGGCGGCGATTTGGCACGTGCTGATGCGCATCCCGAGCAAGACCGTTGTGACGGCGCCTACGTCATCGCAGTTGTTTGACGCGTGTTTCGCGGAGATGAAGAACGTGGCCAAGCGGCTCAAGCCCCCGTTTAACAATTTGCTCGAGATCAAGAGTGACCGCATTGAGTTGAAGAGCCAGCCCGAGGCCACGTTTATTTCGTGCAGGACGTCGCGTGCGGAGCAGCCAGAGGCGCTTGCTGGTGTACACTCGGAAAATGTGCTCCTGATTGCCGACGAGGCGTCTGGCGTGCCCAACGCGGTGTTCGAGGCTGCGTCTGGCTCGATGTCTGGGCACAATGCGACGACGATCCTGACGGGCAACCCCACGCGGAATACGGGTTTCTTTTACGACACGCACTCGCGGCTGAAGGATGATTGGTACACGATGCATGTGAGCTGCGTTGACAGCCCGCGCGTTGCTGACGATTTCGTCGAGGACATGAAGAAGCGTTACGGCGAGGACAGCCCTGCGTTTCATGTGCGTGTACTTGGCAACTTTCCCCCGAGTGAAGAGGACACGGTTATTCCCGTGGCATTGATTGACGCGGCGATGAATAACGATATTCGGATACACGAGGATACGACGGCGATTTGGGGTTTGGACGTTGCGCGTCAGGGCGGCGATGCGAGCGTTCTGTGTAAGCGTCAGGGGCCTGTCGTGCATCCGTTGACTGTGTGGCGCAATCTCGACTTGATGCAGCTCACTGGGGCTGTGAAGGCGGAGTATGACGCGTTGCCGCCGTCCAAGCGGCCAGCGGAGATCATTGTTGACAGTAATGGCTTTGGCGCGGGTGTACTGGATCGCTTGCGCGAGCTTGGCTTGCCAGCGCG